CAGTGACTGCGTTTTGAAGTCGGCTAAGATCCCGGCCCGTTCAATTGCCAGCGTCTCGCCCGTCACCAGACCAACCCGCTCGCCTGTTTTCTCTTCCAAGATCCTGGCCACGTCTTCCGCGTGTCGAACACCGCTGGCAAAGATCAGGATCGACTTTCGGTCGTGACATTTGGTGATGGCTTCTTTGCAGGCCATCAACACATTGTCGACGATCATGAAAACCGCTTGCATGTCGCTTTCGATGAACTCTCCGCCCCGTGTCTTAATGCCTTCTGTGTCGACCTCTGCATCAGCTGGCTTGTTTGTGATGGGGCAGAGAAAGCCCTGCTCAATCAGATCGCCTGTGAAGGCTTCGTAGACTGGAAACTGAAAGAGTTTTGTTCGTCCACACAGCGGGCCTTCACCCGTGCGGAACGGTGTCGCGGTGAGTCCCACCACGCGACACTTAGGATTCAGGGTTTTGCACTCGCTCAGAAACTGACCATACATCGACTCGTCGTCCTGACTCACCAAATGGGCTTCGTCGATCAGGATTAAATGCCGCTCGCCAATGTCTGCGGCGCGTTTGTAAATCGACTGAACCCCAGCCATCAAAACATCATGCGATGTCTGTTTGCTTTTCAATCCAGCTGAATAGATCCCCACATCAACGCCCGGCATCAATTCCCGGAGTTCGGCCGCGTTCTGTTCGATCAGCTCTTTGCGATGCTGGAGAACAATCACCCTGCCGTCGAACTTGTGAGCCTGTTTGATCAGCAGGGCAATCACCAAGGACTTGCCCGCACCCGTTGGCAAAATCACCAACGGGTTTTTTCCGGGTTCTTCGCAAAGATATTTCCAGACGGCTGCGTTAGCGCCTGACTGGTAGTAACGAGGGATAAGCATTACAGAGATTCCAAAACAGTCTGACGGGCGACCTTCGCGAAGATCTCGAAGTGCTCTGCGATCTCTCCCGACCACCGAGGAACACCACAGTCTGTCAACGCCTGACTGCCTGCGTTCTTCATAGCCATTAACACCACCTCCAGCTTCTCCAACTCCGGCGCAGCAGCCGCTTCCCTGCGTGTCTGTTCCGCTTCAGCAGCCTTGCGTCTTTCTTCCTTTGCTTCGGCTTCAGCCTTCGACCGCAGCTCAGCCTGCTGCTTCGCGATCTCTTCCTGCTGACGACGCATCTCAGCCCGGTCGGCTTCCATCGCCTTGCGTTCTTCCGTCTGCCGAGCCTCAGCGGCTTCACGTTCCGCTTTCAGCCGTGCTCGCTCTTCGGCCATCACCGTTTCGTCTGCCAATCGCTGGCGTTCGATCTCTTCAGCCCGCACGCGAAGTTCTTCGGCCTGGCGTCGGATCTCTTCTTGTCGCAGTGCTTCCAACCGATCGGCTTCAGCTTTCGCTTCGGCAGCAACGCGGGATTCTTTGGCAAAGAAGAATTCAAACTCATCATTCGCCATTAAGCCCAACGCAGCCAGATCACTGACGACGATCCCCGCCCCGCTCAGCCGAGCAACTCGCTCGTTCAACGTCGCAGCCTTGGCTGCTTCTTTGGCCTGCTTTTCGCGGAGCTTTCCAGCGTCGTAGTTTTCACGTTCCGCCGACAGTCGTGATTCAACTGCCCCGATTTTTTCCGTCAGTGACTTCGCCGTCGCGTTGACAGTCCGCTGATAGCTCAACGCTCCTTCGTTTAGTTCCTTCCGTTTCTTATCCAAGTCGACTCGCAGCCGCCTGACGGCTTTGTGCGCTTCTTCAACTTTGCCGATTCCGTCGTCGGCAACAGTCAGATCGGCGTAGCTCAGCAGCATTTCAATCATCGGTTCAAATGACGCCAAGGCATCCACTGCCTGTTCCGTCATTGACTTTGTTGGTCGTTCCACAATGCTCATAACTGCCCTTTCAAAGTTTCAAATTTATCTAGCCATTCATGCGTTGCCGCGTGCCAGCAATCACGATAAGTCCCGTCAAGCTGACGGCGTGTGATTTTGCCCGCGTTGAACTGGTCCAACGCTTCCCATTCCTGTTGTCCATGCCTGATGTCAGCACAATGGACGCGAAGAAGATCAACGCCAGCGATCCCCAGAGCAAACCGCAAAGCCGCGTCTGCGTCGGCTTGTTTGTTCCTCGTCTCGTCTGCCTTCCATTCCCGAGTGATCTCACCACTCAGGATCTCATGAGCATCGTGGACCAACGCCCACAACTGCTCCGCTGGCGACCTCTCCGAGCACATCCACAAGACCTCAAGCGAGTGACGGCAGACTGTGCTTTCCGGATGTTGGCCACCGAATCTATAGAGCCGGTGAAGGCAGTCAGCGACCCATTGCGGATCGCTGACGCACTTCGAGGCCCAATCGTCTATGGATTGGATGAAAGCCATTACCACGGCCTCTGTGCTGGGGCTGCTTCTGTCGGTTCAAACGCCTGTTCGACCAGGGACTTTTCAGCGACTGGTGGTGCTGTGTTCAGCCGGGCTTTGTACGACTTGATCTCGCTGCGTGGGTTTCCGTTTTGATCGGTGCCCATTTTGACAACAACAAGAAACGGAGCTTTCATTGACCCATCGATTACTTCTTTGATTGACGGGTCTGGATTGCGTGTCGTCAAAGCAATCATTGCCTTTAACTGCGAGCGGCCAATTCCCTCTGCTTTCGCTGACTTGTTTTTCACATTGAAGCCATCGAACAAAGTTCGATTCATGAACTGCCCGCCAGCGATCTTATATTCCACATTCATTCGCTCGCCGGTCCCGTCCTTGGTCGGCTTCTTTTCCATCTTTACAACCACAACCGGATACTCTCCAGGCGGTACAGACTCGAAAGAACTTGCCTCAACTTTGTCTAACTGGTAGTCGCCAAAATCGCCCATAACTCACTTCTCCAAAGAAAAACAAAACTACTCAAACACCACAAACACACGTTGATTTACTTAGGCCAAAACGACTGATAAGCCGTCCAACTGAATTCGATTTCCTCCGGCATCGCCAGCCGGTTCTTTGCCCGCACGGCTGCCGATTCGCAGGTGCGAACGTAACGCTCTGTCCCACCGACGCCGATAGCTCGCTCTTTGTTAAATCCTTGGTCTTCTTTGCGAACAAAGACCCGGTAAGAAGCGAAGAAAACTTCGTCGGCCCACTCCTGCCACATCGCAGATGCCGCGTCATGCAACGCAGGCTGATAGCGGTCGAAGCTATCCTGATCAGGGCTTTCGAATCGTTTCACCTGAGCATGTGCCAGCAGCACAATTGCCATGCTGCGATGGCTGCGAAGATGCTCCAGGGCAATCATTACGCGGTCCCAGTATCGGAGAGCCTGTTTGTATCCGGCCCCATAGCCGATGTCGGCAATTGAATCCTTGCCAGCAGCCTTTGCCACCTCGTGATGAATCAGCGATTCCAGCCAATCCATTGAGTCGATAACGCAGGTGAAAAAATCGTGCTTCTGTGTTCCAAGGAACACCAATGCGTCCATGACCTCTTCGAACGTCGTCAGGTGCTGCGTTCGCTGACAGTCGATGTTGTTTAGACCGTCCTCAAGATTCAGGATGCAAGCACCCGGAGCACTTGCCGCCCATGTGCTTTTCCCTATGCCGTGCGTGCCGTACAGCATGCACTTCCGAGGGGCCTTAACCTTGCCGCTGATAATCTTCATCTCTTACCCTTCTTAATCTTCAAACCCGTTTCAAAAATCACCACCCTATGCACTGCTTCCATCAATTTCTTCTTCAGGTTGTAGACGGGCGTTTTCATGCCTTTCACGTCTTCAACAACCTCTTTGCCGTTCTCGATATAGACGAAGTCCGCGACGTATCGGCAGATCTTTTTACCGTTCACTGTGATCACATAAGGCACCTGCAATCGAAGCTCAGAGATAAGCCCAGCCGCTTGGATAACCTTCAACGCGCCATAGCGTGCGGCCTCTGCCATCGAGTCGAATTTAATGCCGTCGACGACGGTTTTTTTGGCTCCGTACTTTGAACGGCGTATCATCGCAATTCCCCCGGCAATGGCTGACCGATTCCAACAGTCGGAACGATCGGCGGACGATCGGGTTTAATCAGCGGCCCTTCGACATCGACAATCCGCTGAATCTCGGCGCGATGAATCATGATTGACTTGTGAGCGTCAAAGCCGATCCGGGCTTTGTCTGCTCTGATCTCAATCACCATGATTTTGATTTTTTGAGGCACTGCACACGCCGGAACAGTGATCTCAATAACTTCGTCAACCTTGCGGGACAGAATCAGCATGCCCATGGGGCACCTCCGTGAGGCATAGAGAAAAAGAGAGGCCGCTCTATCCGTGAGCATTTAACCAGGCTTTCACACCCGGACCTCAAGACCACCGAGCCGTGAGCGAATCGACTCAATCCGCCACCTGAACGGATCGCCCAGAAGCCTCGATGCTTCCTTCGCCTGGACGGTGGATCGGTCTGCTTTAGACCAAAGCAATTTGCTCAGTTGCTGAGTGCCGCACAGCCTGCCGAGCGCAGCCGGGGGTTAACGCAATTTGAAACCTGCGCCCCGGAGAGGTTTGCTCTCAATGAGTCGGTGGATAGTTGCGGTGGACCCAGCGTTGAACGCGCCTGCGTTCACGTCGTTCGGCGTGCGATTCGTGAGCGATCAAAAACGCTTCAAGGGCGACCCATCCCAGCGACATGACTGCGAAGGTTTGGAGAAACTCAATCATGGGGCGACCTCCTCAAGTTCTGCGTCATCCATTTCGAACAGTGCTTTCTGCGGGTCTGCTTTTTTAGGTTTTGCAGCCTCTTGCAAATTTTTGACCGCCTGCCGATAGTAGCTCGGTTTTAGTTCACAGCCGACGCCCCTTCGTCCCTGCACCACAGCCCCGTAGACTTCTGATCCAACGCCCATAAATGGGGTCAAAACTACGTCTGTTGGGTTCGTCCACATTTGCACCGCCCGTGCGATCACATCGAGCTGAAGTGGATGTTGGTGCCGCTCATCCCCTTCATCCTTTGATTCTTCGTATGGAAGAACGTTCTCAATTCTTATGTCATCCCAAAACGATGAGGCATAGTGCCGCCAGATCCAATGCGAAAATCTGTTCTCAATCTGGTTGCCTTGATACCCTTTGAGTTTTCGCAGCTCCTTCGGGATCTCCCGTTCTCCGTGGTATTCCAGCAGCCCGTTCGGATGCGTTACCGGATCTGGATTGACTCCGCGTTTGCGAAATGGAATCAAGTAGTCTGCAGACGCCACGTTTGTTAAGCAGGCATCTTCGCAAATCTGTCTATGAGCCAACGCTTTCGACATTGTGCGATTACGAACAGCCAACGGTTCTTTCCAGATGCAGATCCTTGGAAGCATCTCAAACCCTAGCGATTCATGTAGTCGAATAATGTCACCGGGAAAGTCTGAGTAACCGCAAATGTTTGCTCCCTGCTTTGGCACATCCATGCAGTGGACTGCAGAGATACGCCCCGGCTTCATTGCTCTCGCTATGTGCTTGACAATGAATCCATAGTGTTCAAAAAACTCGTCGTATGTTCGAGCATTTGAAAGATCTCGCACGCTTGACGAATAGTTGTACAAGCACCCTCCGTTCTCCGTTGCAAATGGTGGCGAGTAGATTGACATCCCGATTGACTCGTCAGGAAGTGACGCCAGTACTTCCGCCGAATCGCCGTTGTAAATCGCATACTGATCTGTGATGACCTGATCCATTACAGCCATGATGGAACCTTTTCTGCTTCCGGGAAATAGTCTCGTGTTGCTAGGTGCATGCTGTTTTGCATGTGAGCCACTAGGCTCCTAAACATATTCTCAACTTGCTCTTTTTTTCGCTGCAAGTTGTCTGCAATCTTTCGTTCGCCTTCACTTAGTACCATGTTGATCGTGACTGGATTCTTTTGCCCAAATCGATAGCACCGGCGAACCACCTGATAATACTGCTCAAATGAATGACTAGGGAAAATCACTTCGTGATTGCAGATCTGGAAGTTAAGCCCCCATGCCCCAATCTTAGGTTTGCAAACAAGCCTCTTTATTTGCCCCTTCGCAAAACCTAAAAGGTATTCCTCTTTTTGCTCATCCGGCATTGATCCGCGAACCTGAACGCAGTCGTCCAGCATTTTTTCAAGTAGGTCGCATTCTGGATTCAACTCGCCCCACAACGCCGTAGACCCTTTGTGTGCATTGGTTAGTTCAACGGCTTTTTCGCATCGCTCATTGATAGTCCAGCGGCGTTCTTCGCGTTCTTCTCGCATGTCATTTGCGGCCATCGCGAACAACTGACCGGGCCGAGCCTTTGAGCTTTCCACAACGTGAGCCCGCTCTGTCAGTGGAGGCAACATAAAGCGACTGTCATCAAACCCAAGGTCCGACGGCTTTTGCAGTGACCTTGACCACGATGTGACCCAAGACCAGAACGGCTCTTCCGCGTGTCCGCGAAAGCGGTATTTTGTGCGTCCCCAACCGTGATGATCCTTCGACGTTTCCTGCTTAAAAAACTTCGTGATCATGTCGCGAAATCCGAGTAGCCCCAATGCCTCGGAACTTGTACCTAGTTCCCAGTAATCATTCGGAGCCGCTGTCGCAGTGCAAAGCAG